CTTCGACATGATCTGTCCCTTAGCAGGATCAACTGACATCGGTAAGAACTGGAGAGACACCCATTGATCTGGATTATTTCTTTGTCACCTATCATTTTCTGCTTGACAATTAGTGGAATAACCTATATGTGTAACAAACACACAGCCAGTAAAGGAGATTAGACTTGGCTAAATATACTGAAGTAAAGACTGTAGGCCCAATCGAGTGGGCTAAGATTCACGAGAGCACACGTGACATGGAAGGTTACGAGAACGCATACGTGGAATGTCAGGGTGCCTACACGGTAAACCAAATCCTTGACAAGGAACAGTACGAAAAGCTAAAGGCTGCAGGTACAATGAAGAAACCTAACCAGAAACGTTTGCTTGAGGGTGAGCTTGTGGTTAAGTTCGAACGTAAGCATTTGGTGACAACCAAAGACGGACGTGTCATTGAACAGGCAGGTGGCGCACCTAAAGTAACCGACTCAGATGGACAGCCGTGGGACTTGGACATCAACGGTGGTATCGGTAACGGTTCGATGGCTGAGGTATCTAACCTGATCACATCCTTTCAGGGATCGGACGGTAAGACATACTCACGGACTAGCCTGATCGGTGTTAAAATCCTAGAGCACGTACCAATCCCTGACCGTGACGACGAAGCGGCATAGTTTCCTCCCCCAACTTGGCAGGGCTGTAGTGGCCCTGTCCTTTTCTATCAGGTGAATCAAATGTCAGAAATAAAAGTAACAGCTATTGAAGAACGTGAAGACGGATCAGCCCTTGTCAAATTAGACATGGACGATGCAACCTTTGGTGCTATTTTTAACTATGGTTTTGTAGAGATGATACGAAAAGGTATGGAAGTAGAATTAGATCGTTCTAATATCACACCTATGACAGATGAAGAACGTCAACGTGCAAGAGAAAAAGATCAAGCTAATCAGTCCCGTAAGTGTGTCAGTTGCGGTGGCCCTACTGTCAATGATGACTGGTGTAGCTTTTGTTTAGAGGAAGAGTAATGCTTAAAGTAGAATACATAGATCACATGGGCTCTGACTTGACAGTCGTTAATGCTGCCCGTGTATCATTTAAGAAGCAGTCAGACTGGATGCCAAAGGTATACAACGGAGAGAAGAATGTCCTGTTGGAGAAAGATAGAAAACTTATTCACTACCTTGCACGGCATAAGCACACTTCTCCTTTCGGGCATTGCTTTGCTTCTTTTCGTGTACGTGCTCCTATCTTTGTCAGGTCACAGCTAGTCAAGCACAAGTTCCTACGTATCAACGAGGTGTCTCGTCGTTATGTTGACGATGATCCTGACTTCTTTGAGCCTCGTTACTGGCGTGGACGTAGTGCCGACAAGAAGCAAGGATCAGAGGGTCAGGTAGACAGCAATGCTAATGTAGCTTATCACAACGAGAAGTCGTTGAACATGTATAACCAACTACTTGACGAGGGTGTAGCACCTGAACAAGCACGTATGGTACTTCCTCAGTCTATGATGACTGAGTGGTATTGGTCAGGTTCCCTTGATGCATGGGCTGACATGTGTCGTCTACGTGGTATGCCTGACACACAATTAGAATCCCGTGAGGTATCAGCATATATCAGTGATAAAATGTATGACCTGTTCCCTGAATCATGGAAAGCACTACGAGGTTATGGCAAATGATATTGATTGACGGAGACATCTTTGCCTATCGTGCTGCATTCTCCTGTGAGGATCAGGATGTAGAGGATGCATTGGACAAGGTAGATGACCTGATCCAGTGGGCAATCTACTCATGCATCTTGGAGTATGACGTAGAGGACTACCAAGTATTCCTGACTGGCAAGGGTAACTTCCGTTATGACATTGCTGTCACTGCTGAGTACAAGGGTAACCGTAAAGAGGTTGAGAAACCTCAACACCTAGAAGCTATCCGTAAACACATGATCAAGAACTGGGAAGCTATTGTCTCTAAGGGTGAAGAGGCTGATGATCTTATCGGTATCGCAGCAACGGAGGGTGGCAAGGAATCCATTGTTGTCTCTATTGACAAAGATATGTTGCAGATTCCTTGTCGTCACTATAACCCTAACAAGAAAGAGTTCACAGTTGTGTCTGACTTCGATGGCTTGAAGTTCTTCTACACACAGATACTGACAGGTGACCGTGCTGACAACATCAAAGGTTTGTACGGTGTCGGGCCTAAGAAAGCTGAGAAGATATTAGCTGACTGTGAGACTGAGGCTGACATGTACGAGGAGTGCTTGCACCAGTACGGCGGTGAAGAGGATCGTGTCATTGAAAATGCTAGGCTACTCTGGCTACGCAGAGAACCTGATCAACTATGGGAGCCGCCTAAATGCGTTACCGATCAGGACTAGAGAAACGTACAGCACAGTACTTGAGGAAACACAATGTCAAGTTCGAGTATGAGAAACTAAAGATTAAGTTTCAACCACCAATGAGAACATACACACCTGACTTTGTGTTACCCAACGGAATCATAATAGAAACTAAAGGCAGGTTCATTCCATCAGACAGGGCAAAACATCTAATGATAAAAGAACAACACCCAGAATTTGATATCAGGTTTGTCTTCAGTAATCCTAAAGCTAAGATCAGCAAGGGTTCTAAGACATCATACGGCGATTGGTGCGACAGGTACGGGTTCCTCTATGCTAAGGAGACTATCCCTTTGTCATGGATTAAGGAGAAAAGGTCTTGACTATGTTCGATTTAGAGAGTAAAATACGAACCTTGTCCCAAGATTTTGACTTGGACTGGTTACTAGAAGAAAACGATATATCAGTTGAGCACGTCATCAGGATTCTGGTTGACGAGGGTCTCATTGACCCCAACGAACACATCGACACAAGCAATGAAGAAGAAGAAATGGAGAAGTGGGAAGAATGATTAATGAATCTGACCTAGATGCATTTGAGTATTACAACTCGAACATGATGAACGACTACCAACGGGCAGCTGCAAGTACAGCTATCTATCCATCGACAGCATCTGTTGTCTACCCAGCTTTGGGTCTGGCAGGTGAAGCTGGTGAGGTAGCCAATAAAGTAAAGAAGATTATCCGTGATGGTACGTTTAATCGTGAGGCTATTGCAGATGAACTAGGTGATTGCCTGTGGTATATTGCTGCACTATGTCGTGACTTGAATGTTGACATGCAGACAATAGCTGACAACAACATAAAGAAACTACGTGACCGTCAGAAACGTGGTAAGATTGCAGGTTCAGGAGATACACGATGATAGAAGCATTGGTAGCTCTGTCAATACTACTCCTGATCGTGGGTGGCTTTGTCTGGGTAGTTAAGAGTGAATTAAAGAAAGCTGATATAATGAGTAAAAAGAACACAGGTATGTCTTGGTTCTGGCGGTACATGAACTACTTAGCTACATGGAGAGCACACCGTCTAGCTGTCAAGCAATTAAACCAGTTGACAGATTCTGAATTATCTGATATAGGCATTTCTCGTGCCGATATTGACCGACTGGTCTGGTTAGAAGAAGATAAAACAATGCGAGGACGAGGAAAAGATGAATAACTATTTACCAACTGACTATCAATCATTCATCCACACATCACGGTATGCCCGTTATGTAGACGGTAAGGGCCGTGAGTCATGGTCTGAAACTGTAGGACGTTACATGGACAACATTGTCCGTCCTGTCTTGGGTGATGATAGTTATGTCAACCAGATCGAAGAGGCCATCCTTAACTTGGAAGTTATGCCAAGTATGCGAGCTATGATGACAGCTGGCCCAGCCTTGACACGTGACAACACAGCAGGGTATAACTGTTCGTACCTACCAGTCGATGACCCCAAGTCTTTTGACGAGGCTATGTTCATCCTACTCTGTGGTACAGGTGTTGGGTTCTCAGTTGAACGTCAGTATGTACAGAAGCTACCTGAAGTACCTGACGAACTGTTCGACAGTGAGACAACAATCGTTGTCAAAGACAGCAAAGAGGGTTGGGCTAAGGCTTACCGTCAACTGGTTGCACTACTGTACTCAGGTGAGATTCCTCAGTGGGACATCGGTTTAGTACGTCCTGCAGGTGCTCGACTAAAGACATTCGGTGGACGTGCTTCAGGCCCAGCCCCTCTGGTTGACCTGTTCAACTTCACCATCAAGGTCTTCAAGGATGCACAAGGACGTAAGCTATCATCCATTGAAGCACATGACATCATGTGTAAGATCGGTGAGATTGTTGTCGTAGGTGGTGTCCGTCGTTCAGCTATGATCTCTTTGTCTAACCTGTCAGATGACCGTATGCGTCATGCTAAGTCAGGTGAGTTCCCAAGCCACCGTTACTTGGCGAACAACTCAGTGGCGTACACAGAGAAACCAGACAGCACATCCTTCATGCGTGAGTGGATGGCTCTTGTCGAGTCAGGTACAGGTGAACGTGGAATCTTTAACCGTGAGGCATCACGTAAACAGGCTGCAAAGTTTGGACGACGTGATGATGGGTATGAGT